GTCCTGCACCAATAGCACCAAGAATCGGATTAGTATATGGTGGTGTTTTGTATTGAGCAGTCGCTTGATATGCAGGAAGTTTATTTAAAATATCAGAGAAATACCCTAATCGTTTAAGCGGCTCTTGTTGCGCTTCAACAGCTAATCTGTATTTTTCATTTTCTTCTTGTTGCTGTTGCTGTTGCTGTGCTCCACCTAAAGTAAATAATGATCCTAAACCTTGTTGTTGCATTCCAAATTGTTGTGCTCCAAGTCCTGCTTGTTGTGCACCTAATTGACCAAAAAACGGAGCTGCTTGTAAACGTCTTCCAGCGGCTGACTCAAATGTACCAATAGCTTTATTTTGTGCTTGCTCATAATTTCTTGATAGATCTTCAAATATTCTTCTTGATTTAATATCAAGAATATTTTTATCTAATTCTGCTTGTTGAACACCATATCTTGAACCACCAAATGTTCCACCCATTGTTGCTTGTCCCGCAAGGTTAGATCTTTGTTTTGCTGCTTCTTGATCTATTTGTTTTAAAGCGTCTTTAGTAACATCTGCTTGATATTGATTAAAAAAGTTTTTGTAATTACTTGATGAAGGGTCAAATTGTGCTTGCGCTGCTTGCAGTGATTGAACTCCTGCACCAGTTGTAGCTTGACCTGTTTGAAAAGCAGGATCAAAACCAGCACCTGCACCAGTTGGTTTACCTGTTGTAGGATCTATACCATATAATCCTGCTGTGCCTTGAATAGCACCTTCTTGTAATGGTTGAAAACCTGTAATGCCTTGTTTTGGAATACCTCCAGCATAAGGATTCTTTGTAGCATTAAAAGCACCTTGTAAAAGATCTCTTTGAAATTGTTCTATATACGCAGGAGGTTGTTGAATTCCGTATGAAATAGCCATTTTATATTATACCTCTACCTTTTGAAGATTCAGGATCTAATTTGTTCATCATATTATACATAGCTTTTGGTCCGCCTGCATTGTCCACAGCTTTTGCTGTAAATACAAACTCACCATCACTTAACATCGCTGGAATCTTATCATCTTTTGGTCCACCAGGTCCACTTATCATTCCCATTCTTGGAGGAAAGAAAGCTGTAATACCTGGATTATCTTCTATTTTATTCATCATTTGATCACTTGACATGTTGCCAGTTAAACCTGGAACTCCTGTTGATTCACCGCCTTTTGCTAAAGCTGGTATCATTCCTGATATTCTGTTGTTAGGATTAAAAGGCATTCCGCCCATTCCTCCTGTGCCACCCATTTTTAAAGCATCACCACCCATGTTTAATTTAGCAATACCACCATTTGCTCTAGCATATGGAGCGTTTGTTGCTTTACCTTCTGCATCAGATTGTATTGGATCATATATTGTAAACATGTCTTTTTCATAGGGGCTACCACCAGTAGTGCTACCAATATAATTAGATACCTGATTTAATTTATCCTCGTACTCTTTTTCTTTTCTAAGAGCATCTTCTCGTTCTTGATCAAATTGTTTTTTTGCTAAAAAAGCGTTAACAAAAGGTAATAAGCCTTTTATACCACCGCTACCTAATAATTTTTCAATGCCACCCAAAAAACCTTCGCCTGGTTTAACATAATCTTCAAAACTATTGTCACCTGGTATTTTCATACCTGGCATTGCTTTACTAAAATTACCTAATAAACTTCTTCCAGTTCCTAATAATGTTTCTAGTCCAAAAGCTTTTCCGCCTGGTAAAATTCCTGCTCCAAGTCCTAGGCCTGCTGCTGCAAGAACAGATAGTGGATTGTCTTCAACATGACTACCGATATCTCTTATACCTTTACGTACTCTTCTAAAAATCTTCTTTAACATGTACTCCTTAGCAATTCATGATATTGTTAATAATATGGCAAGGAGGCTGGCCTTGAGAAGTGAGCCTAATTATTTATATGATTATAGGCAAATTTCGTGTAATGTGCAATCAGAAATATGAACTTTGACATCAAGAAAGTACCCATGGTCCGTGTGACGTGGCTCGATGCTCGTGATACAGAGACAGGATGGTTAGATATTAAGGACGTTATGAACGCTCCTTTAGCAACATGTCAAGAAGTTGGTTGGTTAATTCACAATAACAAAGAGAAAGTAATCATTATGCGATCATACAGTAAAGACAAAGAAGATATAACAGGTGGTGGCGCAATAGCCATACCGAAAGGGTGGGTAACAAAAATAGAATACTTATCCGTTGACTACGCAGAACACGAATAGCTTGTCAAGAAAACAATTATTAAAAAGATTATTGATTGGGAGAAAAATATGTTTAAATTAGATTCTCACCAAAATACAAAAATCACAGGAGACATTATGGAAAATCAAGAAGTATTAAAAGCCATAGCTGTCCTCGCTGACAAGGTGGGGCGCTATCATGAACGTTTAATGTTTATGGAAAGAGAATTAGAAAAACATCAGAAAGACGAAAAAAGTCACTGTGAAGGTGACTGTGACTGTAAGAAAAACTAAAGTTCTCCTCCAGATCCAAAAACGTCTGGCATTTTAACAACGCGAATGGTAACATCTTTGGTCTTCGTTGAAGCCCAAGGATTACCACAGTCGCTACAATCACCTGTTGCTAACTCTTCTGAATCAACTTCATTATTACAATTGTTGCAATATACTTTTTCCCAAACCTCTGGTTTTAGAACAGGAACTTTATTTCCGTCTACTACTTCGTGACCTACAACTTCAGCGTCTTGTACTTTTTTACCTATTTCTGACATTACGTTATCTCCAATATACTAATTAGTATTCTTACACCAGTACCTGTTATTTTAATAGCATCTTGTTGTTCTAATACAATAGGAACACCATCAGATAATACTTCTACTTCTGAAGCATCGGCTAAACTTGTTATATGTAAAGGTATTTCCAAATTAGAATTACTATTATCAAAAGCGGATACTGTTGTTGTGACAGCACCTCCTGTTTGATTAGATAAACGAATACTTTTAATTATAGCCGTGGTCGGTGGTACGGGAGGCACGGCTCCTGAGTCTGCTTCTGGTACTGTATATACAGCAACAGCACTGCCTGTACCTGTTTTTGATCTACTAATAAAAATATCAGACACGGAACCAGCTCCTAGCCGTTGAATCGTCCTTTATATCTTGTTGAAAACCAAAGTTCAATTGTTGTGTAATCTGCTCTAATATACGAATAAGAGCGTTAAACTGATCCGCCTGATAATCAGGTGTTGCATCAGGTAATCTTGTTGTTGCTATTTTAGCCATAATACCCTCCAAATAAAGAACCTAATCCTGTCATAGAAAAAGGTGAATAACCATAATTAGGTGCGCCATATTTAGGCTGCATACTATTAAAACCAAAACCTTTATTTTGATTTAGTAAACTTGCAATACCTTCTTCTAGTTTTGTTAATCTGTCTCCCATAGAAGAAAATTGATCATCGAATTGATTAGGACCCGTGAGCTGCTGTCCAACTCTGTTGAAAGGATTATTTGATGGAGGTAAGCCTGGTGTAAATTGTCCAGATTCAATTAATTGTTCTGGAGTATCTATTTGTCCTGAAAAAGGATTCATAGGTGTACCAGATCCAGGAGGTGGTGTAGGACCACCTATTGTTGCTAACTCTTGGCTCATTAATTCGTTTGGTGGTCTTTTAAATAAATCACCTTGTCCAATTGAATTAAGATAATTTTCAAAACCGCTGACATAAGTGCCAGACCCTTGCATATCTTTTCCTTTATAGTTAAACTTTTGAACATCCATTGTTGATCTAGGACTATAAAAATCAGAATCCATATATCCTCTTTGATATTCATCCATGGGATTTTTTGCACCACCTTTAATAGGATTAAGCTCTGATAAACTAGGTGGTAAATTAGGTAATGTTGCATTACCCATAAACATATTTGCATTTGATATACTTTTTAAATTATTTGGTGTTTGTTGACTTGGTATTTCATTACCTGCAGCTAAATAGTCTTCAAGGTTAGAAAAACCCGCTGCAATTCCTCCAGGGTCATTATCAGCAACATATCTTCCCATATCGCCCTCTTGACGAAAATTAAGACCACCTAATTGACCACTACCCCCAGCTAAAGGATTTCCATATAAAGGTTTATCAATCATCTTCCACCATCTGGTTGCACGTCTAAACGCAGTGTACCATATCGCCAATCTGCATTAAGACCTGTGCTTTCAATTTTTAAATTTGTTTGTCTACCTCTACCACGTGTATCAAATTTTGTCGTGCTAGAACTAACAGTTCTAGCAACAGTAGTTGATGATGTATCGTTAGGATATGTTTTAAAATTCATTGTTATAGTAGCATTTCCTACTTGGTTTTTAAAATTAGGTATACCACGACTTACATGTAGTAATTGTTGTCCATCTTGAATATCAAAGTCTCCTGATTGTATAAAAGCTGTCATTGCCGTTAAGTTATCATTACTACCTGTTTCTTGTTGATAATACGTAGTAGCACCAGCAGTAACACCTAATACGGTAGGTGTTGTTGCCGTAGCTGTAGGAGTATATAATGTTGCATAAGGTTCTTGATAGACACCATAATCCGTCCAAGTAGTTCTTGCTAAGGTATTGGTGTACCATGTTTTTTCTAAATAATTGTATGTAACGGAACGATCAATATAGTTTGATCCATTAGAAGCATAGAACCAAGTTATTTCATTAAACTCAGAATTGACACCAGCATATGTTTCTGGTTGGTGAGCCGCGCTAAAATCTTCAAAAACAAAGTCCTGTACAGAACAAGGTAATTTACGAATTGTACCATCATATAGGAAGAAAGCATTTTGTGACATCCAATAAGCAACACCGTTAATATCAACCGCAGAATGTACGCCAACAGCCCCACATCCACCACCTAATTGAACGAGAGAGAAGGTAAAAGGAGCACCAACGAATTGTAGTGCATGTAGTGAAGTATCTGTCCATACAAGAACAGCGTTACGTGATCTTTCCGCTGCTACAATTTTTGATCCATCTTGAATACGGAAGGAACCTGCTGTGTTTGTTGCAGCAGGAGTCCAGTCCGTAAAGTCTTCTTGGGAGGAAAACCGCAAGAATAAATCATCTTGCGTAGAAGCCGTACCAATAGTTGTTTCTGTACCAAATAAAAATACATGTCTGTCTGGCATAGAAACTAAATTAAATCGTGAACTTGTTGGAGCTTGTGTAATAACAGCAGCTCTGGTGGTTGTACCTGATGAAGTATCCCAACGAAAAGTTTTACCTTTATGCACGGTGGCAATTAAGTCTTCACCGAATGTATCAAAAGACCAGTTACGACCATCAATCGTTACTGTAGAAGTAGATCTTGGTGTGTTCCACTTTCCTGTATTCCACACATCTGTACCCCAACCATAACCGTAAGTTGATGTTTCTTGTCCAATACTTATTTGATAGTTTGCATTACCTGAACCTCCACCACCTGCTGTGGAGCCAGATGCTGTACCTGTATGTGTTACAACATAAGAGTTAGCATTGGTAACAGATGTAATTTCAAATTCATTATTCATGTCTAAACCGTCTATGGCAGAGAAAGAATCAAAGGTTACAAAATCACCTTGTATAGCACCATGTCCTGTATCCGCTACAGTAACGTTGTTGGTACCGTTTGTTGTAAAAGGATTTGTTAAAGCTGTAGGACCACGACGTATAGGAGTTACATCATATGCTGTACCCTCTGTGTAAATATATAATTTTCTATCGGTGCCGATGGCCGCGTACCGTACACCATTTAAATCTGTCCATGTGTGTTGGTCTCTTGCAACACCGATAAGTGTGTCTGTAATAATTGTAGTCCAGCCACCTATTTTTTGTGGCAACCCATAATGAAATCGTACATTTTGTGCATCGGTCCAACGACCTTCAGCGCCGTATTCTGTATCTTGTTTATCAATACCAGGAGCTATATTTAATTTTGTTAGCATTATGCAATCCTCATAAATCTAAAAATAAATTCACCAGCTCCACCAGCTCCACCAGCAGAAGATCCAGGCTCTGTGCCTCCTCCTCCACCGCCGCCACCTTGTGTGCCAGCCGTCCCTGCTGTGTTACCGTTTGCTCCACCAGTACCACCTGTTGTTACTGAACCACCATAAGGATCACCGCCATCACCGCCACCAATAGTACAGTTATCACCAGAACAGTTTCCAGGATTATCTCCTGCATCACCGTTTCCTTGTTGATTAAAAGCGCCTCTTGGCCCTGATTGAAAGCTTGTAATATTTAAACCATCTACTGTTGTTCCCGATGATCGAGGAGTAGCAAAACCAGATCTTGTTCCACCTGTACTAGCACTATTAGAACGAAGAGGACCTTGCACACCTCCCCCTGATACGGAAGCTGCTCCGCCTCCCCCTAAAGTAAATATAGGACCTGAAGATGAACCTGACAAAGTTGTGTCACCACCTGTGCCTGAGTTACCTGAATATGTTCCCGTTCCTGCAGCACCACCTGTGCCGATATTTAAAGTTAAATTTTCACCACCTGTTATATTAAACACCATGTCAGAAATAAAAGCACCTGATGCTCCACCTGGACCCGCTGATTCACCGCCAGCTTTATCATAATCAGCGCCTCTGTAGCCACCTGATCCACCAGCAACAGCTTGTTTTATATGTATCGCGTTTGCTAAAGCAGGTACTGCAATTGATCCTGAAGATCCTGTTGTAAAAGAAGTAGGTGTTTCAAAAATAACAAAAACATTTTCCCATGTGCCACTATTCTTTACATAAACATTATTTATTGTTTGATTCGTAAAAGAAGTTCCGTCACGCACATAGAGTCTATCTATTGTACGCCAAGCTCCACCATCTTTAACATATACTGGCATTATGCATTAGCTATATTGATACCAAATATCGCCATTAGATCCGCCACTCGGAGCTGATGTGCTTACTGTTCTTGTACCGTTAGCATTTGTTCCTGCAGTTGCAGAAATAAATGCCTGAACATTACTTCCAATTGCTACGCCAAGATTAGTTCTTGAAGTTGATGCGTCAGCTAGATCACTTAAATTACTTGCTGTTTGTGCAACGCCTGAAACATTGGCGCCTGAAAATTTATAACGAATAGATGCGTATGTTGCCATATTATTTCTCCAGTAGTTTCCATCCATATGTTGATCCCGAATAGACCAACGCGAAAGCAGCACCTTCTGTTGCTACTGTTAAATCTGCTGTTACCCCGTCAATTTTTTCACTATTACGAGCAACAGTTAAATTGTTTGTATCAAATGTATTTGCTAAATCTAAGAAACGTACTTCATCACCAACACTTGGTGATGCTGGTAAGGTAATAGTAAATGCACTACTTGATGTATTAACAAATATTTTATCACCCGCAAAAGCTGTATAGGTGCCTGTCTTTGTTAACCAGTCACTACCTTGTGTTTGTAGTTCAAACCAGTTTGTACCGTCTGTTGTTAAGAAAACATTTCGTGAAGGATTAAGAACAAATGTGTTACCTGATGATCCTAATCGCGCTGTAATTTTATTAGAAGCACTTGCATTACGTAGAAAGTATAATTTTTCTACAGCAGGAAACTGTATAATAAAGTCACTACTATGACCTGTAAATACGATTGCTGCTTGCCTTGCTTCATTATTTGCTTGTGTCTGTGGTCCGTTACCCGAGGTCAACGTATAAGGACTAGACGCTGCTCCTAAGTTTTTGCTGTATACACCAGCAATTGACTGTTCGAAAACTTGGTCAAAGTTATTGTTTGTTGTATTACCCCAAGAGTTTGATTGCTCTCCTGAGCCAATTAGTTCTACTTTTAATCGTGTTGAATATGTACTCATAATTTATGCTGCATCTAACCAGTTCATTGTAGCATTATCATCAACTTCTGTCCATGTTGAAGTTTCAGAGTCGTCAACTTCTCGCCATGAATATATCGCTGGTGTGCCGAGTTCCGTGGTTAATAGAAGCCCTGTCGGTGTAGCAACGGAGCTAACCGATAAACTTGGTGTACCAAGAGACATGGATATAGATTGTCCAACTGGTAGCACTGTTGCTGTCGCTGATACAACAGGTGTTCCAAGTGCTGATGTTACTGCTTGACCAGGGAAATCATTATTAACAGGCGTGTTTGCCTGACCACCCATACCTGAGTGATTTGTACAATAGTAATATAATGTCGGTGCTGAATCAGCTACCTTAATTCTTGTATACGCTCCTGCGTTACCAGGTGTTCCATTTGTTGTTACACCTGTTGTATATTCCGTTCCACTATTATGCGTTCCATCTGACGTTGTAGAGAAACGAAGTGGGTGTCCAGAATTGCTTGCTGCTGCTTGGTCAAAGGTGTAGGTATTACCTTCTTTAAGTTCTAACGTGTCTTGTTGTACGCCGTCTATAAAGTATTTATTACCACTACCTGTACTTACAACAGTAACTACTTTCGTGATCTCCATCCCTTTAGATGGTACGTTTGCATCACCAACTTCTACGGTAGCACCTAATGATGTGCCTATAAATAAGCCTGAAGGTTGAACAACTATTTCTTGTGTTGTTGTGCCGCGAGCCGTGGTCAGTGCTAAACCACTCGGTGTCGCTACTGCATTAATCTCAATTGCTGGTGTACCAACAGCCGATGTTAATTCAAATCCTTGTATTAATTCATGCGTGCTAATTTCAAGTGTCGGTGTACCAAGTGCTAATGTTGCACCAATACCTGCTGGCTCAATGACATGTCCTGCACTAATACCGACACCACCAACAGCGGAAGTCATTGCTTGACCGCTTGGTCGTGCTACATTTTGTAAAGATACGTTACCTACTGAAGAGGTAAGATTGAATCCTGTAATGGTTGGATTTAGACCAATGGTTGTTGATCCAAGACTAGAAGTAAGAGACAGCCCTGATACGGCTACGACAGCGTTCTGTTGGCCTTGTGCCGAAAAAGGTGCTTCTGCAAAAGTTGTTATACCAAACGCCATAAATTAGTCTCCTAGAATGTCATTATACACTCCTGACATCCTGTGTCATTATGAATTAGCCTCCGCTTGTAGTCTATCTTGTTCAGCTTTTATATCTGCTTTAGATATTTCTGATGTTCCATCTAACCACTCTATTTCACAATTATCTATATCAATATTGTTTCTTACAACTACTTTTGCATTAGCATTTAAACTTAATATTGCGTCAATT